TACATATATTACTTATATTCTCATAACCCTATAGTCCTTGATATTCTTATAATAGAAACCCCTTGGATCAGTATTCTTTTTACCAATGTCAAAGACTGCAAGCCTCATAGTTACCCTATGACACTCAAGTCGTAAATGCTTATTAAACCACCTTTTCTTTGTATTAATATCTACATTTAACTCTTCAAGTTCAAATATTAAATAATTAATTACATTAAACTTAGTATAATCTTGATATTGTTGACACCAAATATCAAAATCACCTGTTTTACGCCTTAATCTACGTAAATATATCAACGGATCGTAAATACATCCAGGTGTTTTAGCTAAATATGTCAAGAAATTATTATACAAATGATTTACTCTTTTATTAACTAAAGTTCTACGCTTATAACGTTCAGCATAATCATTAAATGTATGCATAACCATTATAGTCTTTAACTTGTTATTTAAATCACGGTCAAACGGTGCTTGTAATATCATTTGCTTTAAATTACCTATTTTACTACCAAAGCCTTTTGTCTTCATTGTAGGTGTAAGTAAATTAGCAAATAATTCTTTATCGTTCCATGAGAAATTATTATACTTCTTCTTTAAAAAAGTACAATTAAGGCCATTAGTCCCTTTAGCAGCGAAATATCCACAATGTTCACGTATATCATCAAAATCAAAACCACTATTTTCTTTAATTTCTTGATATAACTTATTAACATACTTTGTTTTAAATTTAGCTGTCATATCATCACCTGCATTTAATATACGCGTATCTAATAAATCTTCTTTTGAGCAAACTTTATGCAATGCTGTTGAAAGTGTACCATACGCAACTAATGTTGTCATTAAGCTTGTAAACCCATGACCGGTTGATAGACCCTTTGTTACTTCATAAATAATACCTGATTCAGGCACAACGAATCTACGAAATATGACTGAAGATAAAATATATATGAATAATTTGTCAAGTTTCTCACAAGGATCAAAACAACATCTAATAAGTGCAATTGCAGTAACTGCATGCACTTCTTGAACACTACCGTCATGTTGTGTAATATCTGGATTTACGTTAATTTCATCTAAGTCACATGCCATTGTCTCTAAAAACTTTAAATAATTACGACCACCATTGATACGACCTCCATAATTAAAACCTTCATTACGTTTCTGAAGATTCTCATTAACTTGTTTAATTACAGATTGTGATATTAATGTTGGTATGTCCTCAGGATTATTGATACCACGAGTCTTGAATTGCTTGTCTACATCACCCACATTAACA